AGGAAGAGAGGAACGCTTTTCGTGCGCTTTGACCTCAGCTTTAGCTACTTTCTTCATGCTATCCATAATTACTCCTACGTAATAGTTACAGTTACCGTACCAACATACACTGTGGGTATCAGCGCGTTCGGGGTGACGCCACCGTCATCCCCCATCCCCACTGGTGCCCACCCCCACTGAATGAGCCTACTTCCTTCACTAGGCACGCCATCCGAATCGACGTTGATACTAGGCACCGACGTAAGCTGAAGCCCTGTATAGCCTGCTTGGGTATAACTTTTATCCGGGCGTGGATTGCGTACTGCCTGCGGATCGTCTACCGGATACATACCTAACTGCAACTGCGGATGGTCTGGTTCCCAGCAAGTCGGGCACACCATTATGTTAACGTTCTTGGTCTTAATAACCAAGCTGCGTAACTGCTTCAGTTTGTAACGAAACCCGCAACGATCACATTCCGAGATCGCATTTTTGCCGGATGAAAACCTATTGCCCATAGTTAGATAAACTGCTGACGCGGTACAAACCGATCAGCTGCTTTCTCCCGGTCTTCACCAGCAGCCAACTCCCATGCCTCATCGTACTGCGCTTTCAACAGTGTAATACGGTCAAGCGATACATCAGGCAGTTTCATGCCTAGCATATACGACAGCCCTGCTATCAGGCAGTTTTGGAAGCGGAACGGAATATCCGGCACATTCACACCGTTACCCGCATCATAGATACGCTTCAACCGCCAGTAATAAAACACGTAGTAGGGGTTGCCTACTTGACCTTGATCGGGGGCAGGCCAGACATTAATCTGCGGATACGCAGGAGTTGCGCCCAGCAAGTTAGTTGTCTGGCCTGACTGCCTATTAATCCACACCTGAATGGGTCGCCCCTGTGTCAGCTTGTTAGGGATAGTTGCGTAGGTAGAAACGCTAATTCGCGTTATGCTCAGGTCAGTCTGGTTAGAAACCTGTCCGGAATTAGTGCGAATAACATGTTCCAAAAGATCAACGGTATCATTAGGTAGATCATAGGTTGTCTGTCCTTGCACCAAGTTAATCGAACCCTGCTCAATCGTCCACAGGTTGATACCACGGTTTGCCCACTCGGCAATAAGTAAGTTCAGGCTGCGCCGCGCAGTACGAAAGTCGTAACCAGTACGCATCTCTCTGCCGCAACGCTCAAACGCCTCTTCGAATATATCGTTGAGGGTCGGGTTGAAATCCGTCGTTGAGGTTGTGACTGCCATTATCTAAACCCCGCTGTTTTCTTGGCTATGCCCTTAGGCTGTGCAACGAACTGCTTACCTTTTGCTTTCCCTGCCCGCTTTGCCTTCGTAGTGGCTGCGTACTCGGCTGGGCTTAGCGCCTTGATCGCCTTTTCCGGGAGGTATCTCTCGCCGGTCTTTGACGATGGCTTTCCGCTTTTGGTTCGCCATTTCTGATCTCCCCAAGCCTTCAAGCTTTGCTGTGGCGCTTTCAATCTCTGTAGCCCCCACCTGCTGCCTTGTACTTCTTAGCTACAAGCTGTGCTTTGCGGGCTGACCACTGACCTGCGTTTGTGCCATGGGTGGATGCGGCTTTTACCTGAGACACGATCCGCTTACGCAGTTCTGGCTTGGTGTAATTACCGGCAGCATTTACCTTCCCGCCCTCTTTGTACTGCGTAAAGTCGGTGTCATCCCGACGGGCTTTCTTCTTCCCGCCGGGCATCTTTGAAGGGTTTATGGCACCCATGCCACGCGAGGCTCGCATATCAGCACTTGCCGCCGTAGGCCATCTTCACTTGCTTAGCCTTGGTTTTACCCTTAGAGGCAATACCGTCAGCCGACTTGTGACCAGCAGCCAGACCGCCGGAGGCCATCTTCTTGACCTTCATACCTGCCTCTGCCATTTCGTGTTTCATCATCGACTTAGGTGCGCCCTTCTTCTTCATGAAGGCAAGTTCTTTGCCAACCATTTTCTTAGACTCTTTCACATCGCCTCCCTTTTTCATTGTTGCTGGTGCTGCTGGTGCCGGTGCTGCTGGCTTAGCCGCTGGTTTAGCTGCTGGCTTAGCCGCCATCCTACCGCGCATGCCCATGCCGCCCATACCACCCATGCGGCTACCCATTCCGCCGCCAAACATTTTTTTGGTCTCTTTCACACTGCCTCCCTTTTTAAATGCGGTTTGTGATCCTGCACCTGCTGCTCCACTCTTCTGCGCCTGAAAATCAGCGTACGCTTTATTCATTCCGGGAGTAGGAGTTACAGAAGGCGCACCTTGCTGCTGACGGTGTGCTGCTGTAAGTGGCCTTTGGGGTTGTGAACCCATGCCGCCCATACGTGCACCTACCTTAGCCTGTATAGCAGCTTGACGGGCGGCAGGAGCGGCAGGAGCGGCAGATGCTTGAGGCTTCTTACCCAAAGCCTGTGCTAATGACGAAAATATCTTATCCATAATTAAGCCCTCGTCTTTCCACGGATAGCGCAGCCATCTGCGCGTTTCGAGGCGGATGATACTTTGCCTCCCTTTTTCAGCCCCATACGGGGGAACTGACTACCAAGCGCATCACCACCACCTACGTTGATAGGGCCGGGTGCGGGCATAGTATTAGTATCAGCTACGGTAGGGCCAGTGGGCATTTGATACGCTCCCGCATTAGGTGTGTAATCACCACCACCATCAGTAGCTGCACCACCCATTGCAAACTTTTTAGTGCGCTTATCCGCAGAGGCGTAGTCCTTACCTACTGTCTGTGGCACCCCTACTTTCTTTGCAAACTTAGGGTTGTTAGCGATAGCCTTCATAAAGTTCGCTTGTTTTTTGGTCGAGCTTGGCATCAGAGCACCTTCCCTCTTGTTTTACCGCGTTGTGCAATACCATCAGCTCGCTTAGACGCGGACGATTTAACTGTTCCACCGGCTGCATACTTCTTAACTTTGCCGCCTTTTTTGTAGCGAGACTGTTCATCTCGAATACGCTGTTCACGTGAACGGAGATCGCCTTTTTCAAACAATCCTTTGCTCCAGCCGCCTTTCATGGCCTTCTTTGAGTCGTCGAGGCGCCCTTTTGTTAAGAACGTATTAGATGGGCCAAAACCGGAAGAACTTTTAACCTCCGGAGCTTTTTCAGGTTTAGCATCTACCTTTTTATCCGCTACTGGAGTTGCACTGTCTTTTTTACCCGCGCGTTTCTCTTCTGCTTTCTTAACAAGCGGGTTATCAGGAGTGAATGTGATGCCTTGGTCTTTATAAAGCTTATCAATCTCTGAGGGAGACGGAGCTTTATTATTGTGCTTAGTTTTCGGATACGCCTCCGCTTGTTTCTTAGGATATGGCTTAGAAGGGCGATTTTCGTTATCTACGTACGTAGATTTTTTGGTTGTTGTATCCGTAGAAACAGCAGTAGAAGATTTACGCTTAGGCGTTACAACAGGCGCAGGCTTATTTGTTGCGTCAATCTCATTGTCCACTCGACGTACATCTGCTTGTGTAGCAACAGGCTCAGCTTTTTCCTCTGCCTTCTTTTCTTCTACCTTAGGAGCTTCTGCGGGCTTAGCAGCCTCTGCTAATTTTGCAGCTTTCTCTTTTTCGGACAGCGACTTCGAACCGCGACCAAACATATAGCCAAGGCCACCAATCAACGCAAGGCTACCTAGGTCACCTGATAGGCCACCCCCACCAAATTTTTTAACCTTGCGCTTCATGATCACGACCCTCTTTGCGCAATAAGCTGGTCAATTTTTGCTTCCAGCTTGTTAAAGCGTTGGTCAATGTGCGTAGTAATACGGTCAACTTCTGCATTAGTGACGTTATCACGGGCCACCTCCACACGTGTATCGTTAATAAGCTTTTCAACGGTGTCGAGCTTTCTGATTTTTTCGACGGCAACGAAACCCACAACAGCAATCAACACTGTTAGCACTAGGTTCCACAACGTCATTACTTCACCCGTCAACATTTCCATGCCCTCAATGATTTGTTGATTCTGCTATTCGGATCATTCGCCGTTTTAGCACTCGTTAATTTCTTTTTCATACCTTTCATGCGGGCACAAAAAGAATCCCTACGAGGGCCACCTTCGGGTTGCGGGGCTTTAAGCCCCGGTTTACCGGGATTCGCTTTGTTATACGAAGCCCGCCCTTTAGCGTTCAATCCGCCTGCGTCGGATTTACCCTCTTTTCGCTGCCATGCTGGTGATTTAGCCATAGAAAATAGTCACTGATTCAGCATCACCTAAGTCACAGTAGATACCGTTTGTAAATAAAATTCCTTCCCCGGGTATAGCTACACTAAGGCTGCCCGAATGACCGGAATCTAACTCCAAACGTACAGTACCGCTTGCGGCTGACGCATTGTCATAAAACATAATGTGGTCAACGGGGCTACCCCCTGACACCGTAAAAACTACACCTTTCAAACGCGTACGTCCTACGTACAACGCAGCATTCACATTGGTGTGCGCCGACTTAACGTCTGTTTGCATGGTCATAGTGACCCCCTAATTAGACGTTTTGCTGGCCGAGGTACGGATCGGTGACGTAGTACAGGATTTGACCGGTAATCGAACCGCCAGTTGGTTCGTCGCCAGTGGTACCACCGCCAGTGATCTTAACCATCTGCGTCGCAGACATAATCACACCGAGGTCATCACCAGCCGTAGCCGAAGCCCAGTTAAACACCTGCTTACCAGCGTCAGCATCAGCCGCACTCAGCAGACCGTTGGGGTCAACGGCGGTTGTGTCGGTGTAGCCGATCCAACCCATGTCAAAAGTGGGGGTCGTACCACCGGTACCAGCAGCGTTAGCGTTGATTTGCACAACGACTGCGCCAGCCGGAAGAATAACCGGAGCGGTATTGGAAGAAGAAACTTGAACAGCGGTGGTGTCCGCGTCAGTCGGGTCGATATAAAACTGAGCAACCATCAGCCCGGTGCCGCAATACGCGGTACGAGTCTGATCGCCGCCGCCCGAACGCCAAATGCTTTGGGTAGTAGAAACTGCCATATTGTCCTCACATGCGAGTTAGGTGTAAGCGATCTGCATGTCGTCAGCCGGGACTGTTCGCAAACACCGGGATATTCCCGGAATAACTACTTTATATACTACGAAGAGGGGGGCGTAAAGCCCCCCTTGTCTTACGCGCCTGCGGAGCCGTACATGCCCAGCGGGTCAGACCAGCCGAACGAATAACGCTCACGAGCCTTGTAACGGACGTTACCAGTATCGAAGTCGCCATCCATGCCGGTGGACATTGGGGTACGAACAAAGTGCTTCATACCGTTAGGAACATCAGTGGTCAGGAACCATGCGTTCGGATCGGTCAGGAAGTGGTTGATCGTGTAACCCTCAGGGATCGAACCATTGCTCTTCAGAGCGTTGATATCGTTGTCGTTAGTACCGACGCGGAGTTCGGTTTCGAGCAGACGAGTAGCAACGAACTGAAGCTGCGGAGGAACGATCAGCTTACGTGGCTTAGCAGCAATCAGCAGACCACGTTCGTCAGTCCACGCAGCGATTTGAATCACAGCGTTTTCCAACGAAGTTTCGTTCAGGTCAGCTGGCACAGCTGGAATGTTGGAGTTAGTACCACCACCAACCAGCGGGTGATTAGCCGAGAACAGAGGCTCACCATCACCACCGTCGTATGCGCCGGTAGTATTGAAGCCGTTGTTCAAGACGTTTGCGGCCTTGATTTGCTTGGTATACGACATAGCACGAGCCAGTGCCTTGGTATAACGAGCCGACAGGCTGTCATACAGGTTATCTTCGATGGCCTCTTCGGTCAGCGAGAAACCCAAAGCAATGGTTTCGTGGTTGTATCGAGCAGTCCATGCTTCCTGCGCATTGTCATACGCAATTGCAGAACCTTCGTTTTTAACCGGAGCTGCTGAGAAGCCAGACAGCTTGGTTTCTTCTTCGAACGAACGCTCGGAAGTCTCGGTTTCGTAGATTTCCTTGTGTTCTTCGCCGTAGCGTGAGTACTCCAGACCGAACAATGCGTTCAAGCCGGGGAGCAGCTCTTTCAGTAGTTGTGCACGAGAAATAGCCATGATTTAGCTCCCATTAAACGTTAGAAGGCGCACTCGGGTTGAGATACGAGTGACCGCCGTTGTACGAGACAACGTTCGGAGTACCTTCAACAAGCGTGATATAAGGCATGTTCCACTTAACAATCACTTCGCTGTAGTTACCGCTAGCGTCGGTTGTCTCTTCTACGAGAGCAACTACACGCAGAGGCAAAGTGAACGCAGTGTTGCTGCCTGAGTCATACGCACCAATATTTGAGTTGCCCGAAATAGTGGTGTTAGTAGATGGCTGGGAGATAGCAAGGTTATTACCCAAGATCGTGCCAGAAATCGGAGTGATGGTGGTCGAAGTTGCACCGCCAGTCACAGCGACTTTTTC